GAACGCGCTTCATTTTAGAATGGGCAGTCGGCATCGCTGCCTGTGCTGGCGTCCCATGCCGGAGGAGCGGATGCAGGTGCTGCTGGTGCTGCCGGTGCTGTCGGCGTTGGCACTGTGGGTGCTGCTACGGGAGCCGCTGGCTGCGAAAACTGCTCCGCAGGGATTACTTGAGATGTGTAATCAGCGAGCGATGTCTTAGGCGGAGCAATGCGCACAATCTTGTTGTACAATTTGCCCATCTGAGACGTCACCTGCTCAATGCTGACAACAGCGCCCTTGCCTTTAAGCTCGCAGTAATCCCAGCCCATCTTTGGTGGCTGCCCTAGCCATGAGCTTAGGAATTTTACAAGCGCGCTTTTGGGGCTGCCGCTAATTTTCATCTCAAAGGTCTGCACTTTGTAAAGCCGACCATCCTGAGCTTTAAATCCAAAGAGAAATCGAGTGACATCGATCTGCTCGGTCTCCTCGGATTGATACTTGCGACGAGTCACTCCGAACTCGTCTGCGACATCTAAGCAGGTCGCGATGTATTCGCCTGCTGGTGCAACATCCTCAATTTCAAAGCCGGAGGATGAGTCGGCTGGTGCTGTTAGTGTAGCCATATTATTTTATTTTATGTTTTATCGTTTTGCCATTGGCGAGATCAGTCGCGCCCATGGCGAGAAGTTGTTGTTTTACCTTTGCCCAGTAAGCATCAGTGCTGCTGCGCTTGTATCCATTCGGCCCGCCGTTGTGTATGCGAGCGATGTCCTCGGCTGTGACATCTCTGCCAAGCCGTTGAGTTGTTGCGTAGCGTTGCATATATGCTTCAAACATCTGAATGGCTGCCACTGCGTCAAATGCTTCGCGATGGCTCCAGTTGTGATGTGATTGTTCGCTGGCATCTTTACAGTATGCTTCGCGGATCTGCAAGCACCCATAAGCTTGCTCTTTTTTATTAAGCGCAAACTCGTTGCCGCTGGATTCGATCATTATGATCGCGAGTATGAGTTGGAATGGGATCATAGCGCGCAGTAAAAAAGGATGCCGACAAGAGCGCCAGCAATGATGCAGATGGGTAGTTGTAGGTATAGGTATTTATTCATATTGTATCTGGATTAGTTTTCGCTCTCATGAGCTTGTAGGTAAAAATGCACGTGTTATTCACCTATTCAAGCAAAAAGATGAAAAACTTTTTCACTCATCCCAGTCCAGATCCACGTCAACATCAGCATCGAGCCACTCGCGCTCATCCTCAATCATTGCAAGCGCCTCCTGGTACAGCGCCCGCTCGACGATCTCGTTGTTTCCATCGTGAAAAACGCTGCCATCGTCGTATTGCACGACGATGGCGTAGTTTTCAAACATTTCGCCCAGAATGGCTTTGGCCCTTTGTAGTGCTTCCCATTCTGCTGTCATGTCTCGACTATAGATTATCAAGCGCCATGATGTCAATCGCTGCCGTCTCGATGTCCTCTGCGTCAATAATGTGGCAAGGAGATTCAATGCCATATTCGCTGGCATGCTCCTGGCTGTAGTCAAAGCCCTCGCGCTTTAGCTCAATAACGCTGCCACCCATCTCTTTGACCATCGCGACCTCATTTTCAAATCGGCAATCATCAATAATGATCTTGTTGTATGGCGATAACTCGATGCGCTTCACCATTGCTTTGATCCAGATCTCGTCGTGGATCGTGTTCCTGCCCCAGTCAGTACCAAGCGATTGCATCATTTCTCGCGGCGTCTTTCCCAGCCAATCGATCGGCTCATCTTTAAGATGAGGCTCGACCAAATATTTAAGATCAACGCCCATGCCCTGCATCATGTTGCGAATTGGCGCTGCAAATGATAAGACCTCAAGATCGTGCATCTTCATATTGATAGCGTTTGCGATTGATGTCTTGCCCACGCCTTTCGGCCCGGCTAGTGCGATAATTTTTCGTTCTTCTCTCATTGTGATATATGGTAATGACGTGTTTTTAGTCCTTTGTTAAAATCATACTCAAATGCACTTGCGCCCTTTTGACTGCCGATGAAGCCTGCGCCTGCGTGCCAAGCATCAGTAGGACATAATGCTTCCAAATATTCAACCACAAGACCGCTCTGCTCGTCGATTGTTACCGGCGCGATGACTTTCTTATGATGAACATGGCCGCACTTCAAGTGTCTGAACTTTGTCTGCCCCCATTCTTTAGCAAACTCGGCAGCAATAATCATCGGCCACTTCTGCGCAGCGATGCGATCGCCGTGCGACCATGCCAGGAAGTTATTGCCCCACACCATGGATTTGCGCGGAGATGGCGACTGCTTGATCGTCACATGGTCAACATTGCTGTAGTAAGCCTCAAGTACGCGAGAGAGCCAGACTTCAGAGTGCCATGAGTGATTGCCTTCCAAGACGACGACCTCGACGTTCTCGGCTATTTTAGCTGCTACAGCTACAGCATCCACGCAGGCAGCGACCAGATAATCGACAACGCGATGATAGCGAGTGTCAACGTCAAGGACGTGGCCGCTATGCTCTGTCCGGTTGCTGCGATTGTCTGAGTGCATCATATCGCCACCAAACACGAGAACAGCTTTCTGTGGTCGATTCGCTTTGCTCGCCAGATCCTCGACGGCTTCGATCATGCGCTGCGCTGCGATGTCGCAGTCGTAGTTTGTATCCAGAGTCTCTTTCTCGTCTGCGTACATGCCGACATGCGCATCAAAGATGTCCAGCTCGAACAAAGTATCGCTGGTGTCGGTCTTGCGCGCTTTGCGCTTCTTCACTTTGCCCTTGCCTCGCGCCTGGTCGCACAGCGCATCGACGAAAAGCTGCATCGCTTGCTGCTGTGGCTGTTGCCGGCGCCATTCCTGTATCACATGACCTTCAGCATTTAGCTGCACTGTGCTTTTGCCGTAGCTTAAATGTTCCGGTCGCGGTGCAGAGCTATTCCACGGAACTTCGCCCCTTGCTTCAAGCAGACGAATGGTGCGCTTCAGATTGGCGCGGTCGCAATTTAATTCCCTTGCTGCTCCTGTGATTGATCCCGCCTTAAGATAGGCTCGGACAATCGCCTCTTGCTTCTCGGTCATGCTTCCTATTTATGCGCATCGCAATTTACTGTCAATACGCTAACAGTCAGATCTAATTACTTTACCTGAGATGAGCCGAAATAGAATCCGACAATTGCGAGTGCAGTCTGGCGGATCTCCGGCAGGATAACGAATCCCTGCACGGTTTCCCATCTTACGCTCTTAAATAGCCCTAGAAAGCCGCTTGATTGATGCTGTATGCTAATACCTACGTCAGTAAATGCAAAGATGAATGGAGCGACTACGATCGCAAACATTGTGCATACGACTAGAAAACGGCGGACAAGTACTCCACCCTCGCGTTGAGCAGCCCGGTCAGCGGAGTCATCCGCAGCCGTCTGCTTGGCAATCATACGTTCAAAGATTGCTGCCTGGCTCTGCATCTGGGTAGCGATCAGTTTCATTACGAAACCGCTCACACCTCCGCCGAGCATAGCTATCAGTTCAGTTGTCATTTCTTCTTAATGATATGATGATACGCCAGTGCCAAAGATCCAATGGCTCCGCAGATCTTAACGATGATGCTGGCGACGATATGAAAGTCCTCGAGGTTCCAAGCGGTAAGCTCCGCAAGGAATACCATTCCCCAGATTTTGAAATGACCCATTATTTGCTCGTTCATTATACTTCGTCAGGGGTTTCAAGAGGTGCATAGGTTTCAAACACCGCGTTCTCCTCGTAGTCATCGAGGTCATAGTCCCGTACGTCCAATGCCCACTTGCCGTCAGCCGTAGGCACTGGAGCGGTTAACCAGCGTGTGCCTTTGCCTTCAGTCCAGTAAGAGAAGTTCAAGTACTTGCCCTCCTCGTCAGCGCGGTCAATGGCTCCTTGTTCGGTTTCGTAGATTAGGTACATTAGTAAATGTCGTATTGGTTGTTAATGTTAGCTTCAACAGCAGGACGATTAGAGGACTGGTCGGAGTCATAGGCAACAATTTCATAAATTTTACCATTTGCGTAATTTGAAACATTGAACGAGTTTCTGCCGATGTGAAAATCAGTCGTTGTACTCAATCCAGCAACAACAGTATCAGTCCCAGCACTTGACCCATTCTTGTACACCGTCATTGTTGTTCCGTCTATTTCAAACGTAGCCAATGATAAATCATTATTTCCGCTCGCGTCAACTGACCCATCGCCGTTGTACCTAAATCTCAAGTCTGACCCACCCTGCTGGACAAAGATGCCATCAGCACCGCCATCTCTGGCGTCATACACCTGCCCAGTTGAAATCTTTTGAACTGAAGAGATTAGCATATCTCCAGATGGAGAGAACGCAAATCCAGACGCGACCATAAAGCTGCCTGAACCATCAAACACCAAAGCACCCAAGAACGCGTGAGGCTGACCAGATGTCACCTCGCCGACAATCTTTGGTTGATTTGCAGCAGCACTCTGCACCGCGTCATTTGCTGGTACATTACCGCTCTGGTCGTACCACGTCTGCACGTATCCGTTGACTGTATCGTTAGCAGCAGGGATGTCAGTAATGCCGTAGGTCTCACCGATGTTAGCCTCAATGGCTGTACGGTTGTCGGACTGGTCGGAATTGTAGATGATGAACTCTTGCATAGTTCCATCGTAGCTATTTGAGCCAGAAGAACCCAAATTGCTATTTTGGTTTATCGACACGGAACCCGCATCGAAGGTGCTTGAGGTTACTCCATTTTTAGCAAAGAACGAAGATGCGCCATTATACAGCGCAAAAATAACAGATTTATCAGTTGTTAATGCAACTCCAGTACTAGCATTAGTGGCTGCAAGCATTCTGTAATTTGAGCCAGATTGGTCAAGTAGTGTTCTAGGAGCAGATTGATTGACGCTATCGAAGAGTTCATTGAGATTACTGCTAGTCGTGTCTGACTGATGAACCATAAAGATGCTGTTTGCTTGAGTAAGGTCAGCACCAAAATCAATAACGAAAGTATCTCCCGCACCATCAAAATCCACCTCTGGATTATTATTGGAATCCTTTAGTAGCGTACCACCATCAACAATCTTAGGCTGCTTCGTAGGGTCAGTCTGAGTTGCGTCATTCGTACTGCCTGATTGGTCGTACCACGTACTGACTGTACCATCCCGTGAGAACGCAGCTAGGGAAATGTCGTAGTGATTTGCGATGTTCTCCTCAATGGCTCTGCGCTTATCGGACTGGTCGGATTTATACGAGATAAACTCTGTAATTTTACGCCCTGAGTTGTATGTCGTACCATTCCCAGATGCCCCTATAATCGTGTTGGTTAGCTCTGTGTTGACGGTAGCAGTTCCAGCCGCACCGCTAGCAGCACCATCCACATACGCTTGAAAGTTCGTTTGATTCCACGTGAATGATATCAATTCAACGCCGCCAGATTGAGCTCCAAAATCCGTTGCGTTTACCCATAAGGCAGAGGTTCCATCGGAGTCACCAAGAATGAAATTAGATGAATATGGTAACAAAACATCGCCTTCTGATGCGATGTAACCCTTTCGAGTACCGTTCTGCCCAGCTGAATCAGACAGTGCAAATACAGTCGCAGCATTTGCGCTCAATTCAACGACTCGTGCACCACAATCGAGGAAATCATCGACACCATCAAATTTAATAGTGTTGTTTCCGTCAGCATCAGTAAACAACGTCCCACCCTCAACAATCTTAGGCTGATTTGCTGCAGTCGTCTGCACTGCGTGATTGTCGCTGCCTGATTGGTCGTACCAAGTCCGAACGCGTCCGTCTGCTTGAGTAACTTCCCAAGTTAAATTGGATACACTAAGGGTTGCACTAGTTCCACTTGGAATAAAAAAATAAAGAAGCGTAGACCCAGCACCTGTACCGGAACCGTCTCCAGTAATATCGAACTGAAAATCTAAATTATTTGTTCCATTCGCAAGTGTAACATCTTGTATACCATCAGGAACGCCACCATTTGTTCGTACTTTTATAACACCAATAAGGTCGGACACTTCCAATGTCCCTCTGAGCCGATAACGTCCTTCTCCGAACAAGCCAGAGCGTATCTCTGCAAAATCTGAACTTGCAGAATCATTGTCTATGGATGCGCTGTAATTGCTGGCATCTGTAGACGATGTAACAACAAAGCGTGTACTAATGTCGGATGGAACAATTAGTCGATTCGTTATATCCAAGTCCGCATTCACCCAATCCTCCAGCGTACCATCAGCAACCTCGGATGCGGTAAAGGATTTGACTGCGTCATCGCTTGAACGGCGTACCTCAACCACATCGCCAGTAAAGCTTGAGCTAAGGTTACGCAGGGAGTAAGCGGCGGCTGCTCCTGTAGCTTGGTCAAGAGGAAGCTCCTCATCAAAGCTGGCGCTTACAAAACTCTCTAGCGTACCGTCAGTAACCTCGTCAGCGGTAAAGCCCTCAGTCTCCCCGTCCACGTTACGGCGTACCTCTACAACGTCACCAGTGAAGTCCTCCTTCAGTTTACGCAGGGAGTAAGCGGCGGCTGCTTCAATCAAAGCACCATCGCGTTCGCCTGTATTCGTGTCCAGTTCCCGCAGGTCAAGCGGCAGCGTAGGCTGCTCGTTGACCCAGCGAGCCATCGCTCCGTCACTGACTTCAACAGATGAAAAGTCGCGCTCCGTATTGTCGCTCTCCCGGCGAACGCGAACGACTCTGCTCCCATCATCCCAGCTTTTAAGCCTGCGCAGCGAATAAGCTGCTGCTGCGCCCTCAAATTGATTGA